GGCAGAATCGTCCATTCTCCTGAATACGTCCATCATCATATTTCTAATGGCATTTATTTCGGCGTGGTCTACTGAGTAGATTGTAAATGATATCTTTTCGCAACATATCATCCAGTTCTCTTCGTAGGTGCTCCCTATCTTGTCATAAACAATGTGGGTCTTACCGCTTAAAAATTGACTCATTTCTGGAGCCTGCTGAACTGGGATAATTGGAATTATTGCTTCTCCTAAATTATCGCTATAGTATGAATTAGGATCAACTAGACTATTTAGTATCAGTTCTTGCCACAAGTGCTTTCTAATTTCATACATTGCATCTATATTATAGTTTACCATTATGCTACCCCTCCAAATTGTTCAGTTAATGCTGAGTCCGCCTGTAGTCTAATTGTACCTGGACTAAAAGAATAACGCACCTTGGATATAGAAGAAGGAACTCTCATTGCCTTTTCAAACTTAGATCCAAATATATTTTGAAATCCAGACGCCTTTATAGAATGAGATACCATAGGCCCACTAAAATATCTGCTGTATGCAAGATTGAATTGATTGGTAGATGCTCTACCGCCTGGACTTCTTACTGTAACCGACTTGCCCTTTGGCATAAATACAACTTCTCCATCAATTTCAAATACCAGCCTTTCAGCTGATTTTGGTCTGATTGTAATTGGCATGCCTTTTTCCATTACTGCAGCTTTATTTGCAAAAACGTATCTACTCTTTTGTTTTCTATTTTTTGTCGGCACGGAAGATTTAGATAATTTTAAATCATAGTTAATTTTAAATGAAAGTCCAATTGAATCCATTCTGTTTAATTTAAATAATCTACCAGTAGTCTGACCAGTTTTATTCCATTCATATACATGGTGTAATGATTTTGGCTTTGTACGTGCTTGAGAGTCTATAAATAGTCCAAAGTCTTTGTCTATTTGATTAAATATTGTAGTTTTAAAAAGTCTTTGAAATGCTTTGTTTGACGTAAGCTTTGCTGCTACATTTGCTTGGTAATATAAGAATGCAGATATCTGTGCTACGTTACTGTCTTTAATAACTCCAGCGGCAGATGAACCAACCATGAATCTTTCTAGGCCAGAGGCTGCTTGTAGTAGTGCTACTCCGTTAGTCTCCAATTATCTGGTTCTCCGACCTTTTGGCAATTGAATTGTATGCCATAAGTGTTCCAAACGGATCTGTGATTGGTGTTGAGCTTACTATCTCAAAGACTGTGGGTGTATCATTTGGGTAATTTAATTCATACCATATTACATTGTTGGAAGAATCTTTAATGTTAGTTATTTTTTGTCTATACGTAATTGGTGTTTGTGTTCTAATTTCTATAGTTTGAGTGTTTTCATATTTAATTGATATAGACCTATTGTCTCCGCTTCTTGCAGAAGATGAGTTAGATATCATTCCTTTTGCAAAACAAGGGAGTGTCTTTTCATATATCCAAGACTTTTTAATAGCACCAGTATTTGGGTCCTGATAGTCTTCTTGCATATATATATCTACTTTCATATTGAAAATAGAATCGACCAGATTGTTCATGTTAAATAACTACCATCTTGTTTGTGACGTATGGTAGCAATAGCTGGTCTGCATAGTTATTTCCTGTGCCGCTAAATGCTGATGTATCGTATTGGAACTGCCAGTCAAATGTCTGTATGCTCTTTATGTATTTATTGCGCCACTCTTTATCTTTAGAAAAAAAGTCTCTCATTAATTCAATACAGGCAAGCTCTACTTCGTCTGGTACATTTTGCCAACCATATCTACCAGCAACTCTGTATGTTCCGCCGTTTACAAATATACCTCTTCCGCTATCATTAATGCTTGGAGGAATCATTCCGTTTGCGTAATATACCACATTGTCTAAAGCGTTTGATCTATCAACTCTTAGCCCAAATCCACTTTCAGATACCGAAACTGGCATATTTAAATTATTAATGTTGTTAATAGTGTCAACCAAAAGCATGTCATTTAAATAAAGTTCGTGTAATTGGTTAATCTTTTGAGGCAATGGTAAAACATCTGCACCAGTTGAATAAACAATATTTACATCATCATATAAATGGAACTGCTGTCCAGTATAATTTTCAATTAACTTTCTAGCATATCGCTCTGCAGCAACCAAGTCAGCAAATGTTTTATAGTTTGGGTCAGATTGATCAAATCCAAACCCTAATGCATCTGCTGCCTGCGTTAAATCTGCGTATGGAGTTACAACAAAAATTTTATGCTCTTTTGTTACTAACTGTCCATCAACCCGATATTCCCATATTAGTTTTAATGATCTAGGTCTGTTTGTAAGAGTCAATGGTGGGTATACGCTGTATACCCCAAAGTCTGTGTCTACTTCTTCTGCTGTTTGTGTGTGTAAAAGAGTTAATGGATTAATAGATGGAGCAACTGCTGGGTCTTCAGTTATGTCATAAAACTTAACTGTTGGAAGTGAATCTGCTCTAGATATGCCGCCTTTCCAAAAGACTCTTTGCTTTACTGGAGCATTTGTTCCTACTATAATTTCCATTTTGTGTTGTTAAGATTAGCCGTAATAATCCTGTACTTCTTTTGGTGTGGCTAAACGAAACCCCTCCTCTATATCAAAAATTTCTTGAGCAGAATCTTTATGCATTGCTACAAATGGGTGTTCTTGTGTGAACGTGTGTCCCAAAATATCATACCTAAAGTTTGCTCTTGTCATTCTAACTAGTACAGTATCTTCTGTACGCTCTGCCTTTGGATCAAATACTGGGAGGATTTCAATTTCCTCTTTTGCATCTTCTACATCCTTTAGTGTTTTAGTATACACTTCGTATGTAACACCCTCTTCTGATAGTGCTGCAATTATGTCTTGCTTATTCTTAAGTCCTTCTGTTTCAACTGCGAAATCTTCTGCAATTGCTTTTAGCTCTCCGACCTTTAATGTGTCAAAAGACATTTATTACTCCTTTTTCTAGGTAAAACCATTATAGCATTGTATAATTAAAATGAAAAGCCCCCAAAATTAATTGGGGGCTTCTCTTAGATTAATTCCTAATTAGGAAGCGATCTTAACGTTCTTTACAACTACCCAAGCGTCTGCTTGCTCGATTTGAACGCCAACACGAGTATACATTGTGTACTCAATTGAGTCCTTACGTGGCCAGAAGAAGCGGTAAACTGTTACGTCACGCTTTACACCAATTACCACGTTGTTAGGGAATGTCAAGTGGACATCTCCGTGTGATCCTGATGGGCTTGCGTATGTACCAGTTTGTGTCTCTGGAAGAAGTGGAACTTCAACGATTGGAATACCAAATGCGTATGGAGCTACATATCCTGCAGGACCTCCTAGAACAGGAACATCACCACGGATAATGCCAGAGGCAATATCTTGTGGAGTAACGTTCTGGATGTTCTGTGAGTTAGAGTATAAGTAATCTTGGATCAAGTTTGATCCTGCAAGGAAGCGAAGGTCTGTACGACGTTGCTTGTACTTACGTGGAAGAGCCTTAAGCGCTGAGTTGAATACAGCACGAGAAATTCCCACACCCGCTGCATCTACTACACGACCAGAGGTCTTAGCTTTCTTTACAACACCATTAAATGATTTGTAAAGAGCATCGGTTGTTAGAGATTCGTCACCGTTAAGAATAACATCTTCGATGTCATTTCCTGCTTGTGTCGCCATCAAACGTGCAATGTGATCTTCTAGATCTGCACCCTCGATGTTATCTTCTAGTGATTCTGTTGAAAGCTCCCAGTCCATGCGTAGCTTCTTTGTTGTTAAAGAGATCTTTGAGAAAGTTACAGCTGAGTTAGCGGCTGTATTATCTCCTTCGGTTGCAAGCTTAACAAGCTTTTCTCCTACTGACATACGATCAATTTCTGTTGTGTCTGACTTCATTCGAACTGTACGTGCGACCTTACCGATAACGGTTGCGTCGAACATATAGTCTAGGAAGCGAGCTGATTGTTCTGGATTAAGAAGACCACCGTTGCCGTTTTCAGACGCTGTGTGTACTCCTGCTCCTCCAGTTGTTGATGCAAAACCAGCGGTGGCTGTTGTGCCTGCTGCGATTGCCTTTTCTAATGTTTCATTACTCATTTTTATTTCACCTACCCTAGTTAAATATTTCGTTTACGGAACCGAGGAAAGAACCGTTCCATTTTGATTTGTTTACTGCTGGTGCAACAGACCCGCCAAGGTCTGAGGACTTCTTGATTGCTGTATCGCCTTCTACGGCATCTACACGCTTTTGAACACCATCAATGGTGCCCTTTATTTCTGTGACAGCGGCACTAAGTGCACTGTGCTTTTCTGCTAACTCTGTAATTTGAGCATTTACGCTCTTGCTAAAAGTCTCTACAGTTTCTTTGATTTCTGAAACCTGTACTGCATTTGCCTCTGTAGCCTTGCTAAGAGTATCTGCAAAGAATCCCTTTAGGTCTACTAACATTTTTGCAAAATCAGGTTCTTCAACTGCAGCTTCTGCTTGAGGAGCATCAACTGACTTAAAGACATTTACAGAAGCAGAGTCTGCATCTTCCACTGAGTTATCAGTGTTTGGTGCATCTTCGACTGCAGGGGCATCAGATGCCACTACGGTCTCTTCAACGATTGCTGTTTCTACAGTTACTACTGTTGAATCTTCAGCTGTTGCGTTTAGTTTTTCCACTTCATTACCTCCTTGTACGTTAACCTGTTTTGCTATTGTTTGTATTCCAGGTAACGGAACTCTTGACTTCTTAAATGAAGCAAGAATCTTATCTATCTCTTTTGATTTGTTTATGTCTGAGCTTTCGACCCATCCAATTAGCGTAGCTTCTTTTCCAGTAACTGGAGAAGAATACGTTTTGTCTGTTGAGATAAAAACAGAATCGCTTTCTTCGCAATAAAAAATATTTTCTGTAACTACATCTGCTGCCATACCTTTAAATACAAGTTGGCCGTTCATTTTCTCTATTGAAATAATATTACACATTTCGTTTGCTGGAGAATCAACAATTGATAATTCAATTAAATCATAATCTTTAATAAATCTTACAGTTTCTCCTGTTGCCTTATTCATTTCATTATCTGACTCTTTAATTTTTCCGCCAATTGAAAAACCTGAAAGTGTTCCGTCAAGAACTTTCTCCCATGTATCTTGTGCGCCCTTAGAGATATATGATGTTACATAAACTCCATTATAAAATTCTTTTGACTTTTGATCGTAATATGTTTCTGGTTTAAAAGAAACTACTTTGCCTACAGCTAATGGTTGATGCATCTCTCTAAGATTGCCTCTAAAACTTTCAAATGCTTTCATGCTTGCTTCTGCTGTTACAACGTCACCTGTTTGGTCTACGTTGTCTAATGTAGCAAATCCAGAAACAGTTCTTGTCTCCCTATTCACTTTTGTGAATGGGACAGACAAATGAATGTTTTGGCCATTGGTCGACCACTGTGACTTTTCAATGTTCATATGCTTAATTTTAATGGTTTATCTACTATAAAGCAAATAGCAGTTGATTAGGGTTAGTCAACCCTTTTTCCGTCACCCTTTGCATTTCTGCCTTCTCCAACTTTATCGGAAGATGCGGCAGATCTTTCTGAATCCCTAGCCCTAGTTTTCCCAGCAGTTGCCTTTTGATCAGCTGCTTGCTGTGGCTTTAATTCAACCATTTCGTCTCCGCCGTCAACAGGAATCATTCCTTTTCTAATTCTAACTTCATTAGGAGTAATTACCTGCATTCTTAAATATCTTTCGTCTATTTGAGACTGGGTATCTTCGTCAGTCAAGGTCAACTCTTCGAATTTAATTTTTAATGCATCTGTCTTTTCTTCAATTATTGAATTAATTCTTTTTTCAAGTCTCATTTGAGCTGGACGGCAAACCTGCTCTTTAAATGTTTTATCTGCATCTCTAGCGTTTGCCAAAGATACGCCTTCTGGAACACCAATTTTATTAATTGGGACTCTGTGTGCCAATAGAATTTCATCTCTATTTGACTGCCTATAAATATTAAATGAAGACTCTTGGGCACCAGCTTCAACTGGTTCCATTTTAAATTCAACTTTATTGTCTTGAGTGTCGGCTGGTAGAGGAATATATAGTGATCTGTGGTTTTTACCCTTTAATCCAACCTGGAAGAATTCAAGCAATTTTCTTTCTGACTCTGGAGAAAGCTTTGCTCCCTTAACTGTAATAATATATCTTGGTACCGCTTTGTTTTCAAAGTAGTCAAGGTTGTATCTGCCAGCAAATTCATTTCCCGCAAGTGACATCTGGGCTGCTACAATATCTGGAATACCGTAGTAATTATTCATTGGGGTATATTTCTTTAAATGAATGATTTCGTTTGGTCTATCCTCTGAATCGCCAATTGGATTAATAGTTTCTGTATCTCCAAAGTTTCTAAAGAATACAGCTTTTCCATAAAGCAATTGCATAAATCCATCTCTAAGTCTTCTTACACGCATAGTTTTTGCTGGTATATGGCCAATATAACCAATGTCTCCGCCTGTAGTTCTACCAATTTCGAGGTAGCCGTTACCAGTTGCTTCTAGGTCTGTATACGCCTTTATTAATGTTTCGGTAAATGTGTCTTCCTGATTTGTTGCATCTAGCCAGTCTTGAAGATCTTGTTTTAATTTATTTAGTTTTCTACGAGCTCTATCTAATTGCTTATCATCTGTTATTGCATCAATGGCATCATTCGTTTTTCTTGTCTCCATAAAAGAATATCCAAGACCAACAATATTTGCCACCTTAGCATTAATAGCTGCATAGTTGTATGTTGAAACTTCATATATTTGAGAAAGATATTCTAGATTATATACTGGTTGTACAAGGTCGAACATTGCATAACCAGTAACTGCTGATTGCAATAGATTTTGTTGTGTTGCTGCTCCATCTTTACCAGTAAATGATTTTGCAAAATCTCTATTTACTTTTCTTTTAAAGTTTGTTCCGAGGCCTCTTACTTTTTTAAGGTCATCAATACCAATTGCAAATGGGTCTACGTGTTCTTTTTCTTTCTTAAATGAGAATAGGTCTGAACTATTTTTAACAGATACCTCGTATGTATCTTCTGGTCCGTCTTCTAAAAATTGTGTCATCTTACAGCTCCCCCTCTTAACATTGAATCTTTATATTCTCCAATATCTAATGGATCTGGAGTAAGGCCCCACTTAAGTCTTTCGTTTTGATGCTCAAACTCTTCGTCATCAATTTTTCTTCTGCCTGAAAGAAACTTAGGCTGACCTTCGCTAATTCCATAATGTCTAACAGAATCTGCAAGTGCGGCAATTTTAGATCTGTTGCCTTTGGTTGATGTTATAGAAAGGAAATTTCCATCATCATCGCCGATCCATCGACCATCTGGCATTTCCCAGACGTATATACCTAGGCGTGTCTCTTCAATAACCTGACTTTTTTGATTTAAGATTTCCATATGTTAACCAGTTTACCATTATTTTCAACAAAAGTCCATCTTCTGTCCTAATCTGTGACAATATTTTAAAAATATTGCAGGCTAAACGTCAAAAGATCTTGTGAAGTAGGCTGTGTTGTCTAGGCCAGTAGCACTTTCTGAGAAAGTTATGCCTGGGTCTTCTATGGTAAATGAATTTTCTGAGCAATACAGCTTATAATTCTTTAGGGCTTCTGGAGCGGTAAATGGGGTTTCATAAAATGCTAAATTGCTATAGGTATTAGATCCACCATATTCCGACCCACTCTGGTTCTGATTTAATTTAATATTTGTAGCGCTTGCGCTTAGCACTATTAATATGTGATGGGATACTCCACTTAGTAAAAATTGGGATACGTTAGTAGAGGTAGTTCTATTTACTCCATTGACGTATATTGCACTAATTCCATTTTTTGTTATTACCCCGCTATTTGTCCAGCTTAAAGAGGCTAAGGCTGATGAGAATAAAACATTCTTGCCTTCTCTTGGAGTAAAAAACATTTCTATTGTTCTTGGCTGTATTGGAAGGTCTACCGAAAAGCCATAGCCAGATTGCATGGTCAATCCGTTGTATTTATTTTGCATTCTTACTGGGTAGTTATAATAACCCAATGAATAATCGTAGTTTGAATATATTTTACCCCCACCATTATCAGAATAAAAATCTTTATTTGAGTATAAGTCAATTTCCAATTTATCAAAGTAGGGGAGGTCAAAAGATGAATCTAGTGTGGTCATTGTTACACGTATGTCTAGTATTGGACCAGATAGGTCTTCATTTTTATTATAATATGGAAGAGTAGAATTGTTTTTACATACTACCCATGGCTGCCCTGGAACCTTAGCTTCCACTAAAATGTTTTGCACATCTTGGCCATAAGATATCCTAGAAGAAACAATGTTCTCTGGGTTTGGCACATAAAGTCTTTCTTCAAATACAAAAGTTTTTTCTTCTACTAATTCTGTCTGGGCAAATTCTATTCTTTTATAGGTTGGATTATAGTATGCGTCTCCCGAAACTATAGAATCTAAGGATTTAGATCCAGGATATCTATATGAAACTGCTGGTTTTAAAAACACAGAATTTAATGAAAACAATACGCCGTTTTTAGAATAAACAATTTGTGAATACTTAGTCTCTTTATACCCAGCTAAATAATGTGCTAAAATTTTTGTGTCTTCTATTTCATAATTATATATTGCTGCCGAATCTACTACAAATCTCTTTCCAGTATTTGCTGGACCAATTTTAGGAGTCATGGATGCATTTGTAAATTTAAACCCTGCTGTAATAAATTTTTCAGAAACCAAAGATCCGTTTATATACAAAGACATTTTATCTTTAGAAAATATTCCCACTATATGCATTACTTTAGTCTTGGCTACTTTAGACCAGACTTTTTCTTGCTCCGTGCACTTAAATATTACATTTTCATTTTTATAAAATAAACCTATTTTATTTGTTGCATCTCCAATGATTAAGTATTCTGATAGGTCAGAAGGATCTGGGCTAAACCATATTTCAAATGCAAAGGGGTTGTCTGGGCTTTTAGAATTAGCAATTCCTAAAGCTTTTAAAGACAGATCAATATTTTCATTAATTTCAGTACCTCTGACGCCAGCTCCTACTATTGGAAGAACTTCCATATCTGAAGCATCTATTGCGTAGCCCTCCATAGAATTTCCAGAGTAGTCTACAATGGGTAGTCCGCTAACTGCTGCATATGAAATTCCATTATCTTTTAAATCTTGATAGGTGGAATACAGTGAAGTTAAGTTGCTGTATAAATTAGTTTCTCCAGAACGAACCTCATCCAACAAAAAAAATGCAAGTGGGTTATCTTTTAAGACAGTATACTTATATGACATGTCTTACTTCTCTTCTAGGGCTTTGACTCTCGCTGTAAGCTCTTGTACGGCTTTAATTAATGGTGCCACAAACTGATCATATCTTAGGCCTTGCATAGAATCTTCTTGTGACATATCCATTTTTACCCAACCAGCAAAATCTCCAACACCAGATTCATCTAATGCTTGTTTTACTTCTTGGGCAATAAGTCCATAATGTGTTCTTGATCCAGGAATAGAAACTATGTCTCCCTCAACTACTTCTTTTCCACCTTCAAGGAATTTATATTTTACGGGATTTAAATTATTTATAAAATCAAGGCCAAGTGGAGATGTAACAATATCAGTTTTTAATCTTTCGTCTGAAGTATTAATGGTTCCAGTATTAGAGTATATTGTTTTCCAGAATCTATTTGATGAAACTCCATTTGGGACATCTGTTGGCTGCCCAATTGAATAAAGATTGTTTGCAAATGGGTACCAGTTAGAGTTTACTCCGTATCCAGAAGATGTCGGTATATTTAAACTTATTGTTGTTGCTATTGGGTCAATTGTTGCGCTGTCTCCAGGAATGCCTTGAGGTCCAGTTGGTCCAGTTGCGCCAGTTGCGCCTCTTGGTATTGTAAATGAAAAAATAGCGTTTGCTGTCGTTCCAGTATTAACAACTGAGGCATTTGTTCCAGCCGCACCAGTTGTAGTTGTTCCAACAGCTACTGTGGCTGGACCTTGAGGTCCAGTTGGTCCTTGTATGCCTTGCGGACCTTGGGGAAGAACTAAGTTTAATGTTTGTGAAGGACTGGTTCCAGTTATTGTTGCGCTAGCAGAGCCGCCTTCAACAACAGTTCCAATATTTAAAACATTAGAGGGACCAGGACCACCAATAATTCCATCAACACCTCTTGGTAATGTTAAATTCAATATAGCATTAGATGCAGTTCCTACATTTACAACTGATGCTGGTGTAGCAGCACTAACAGTAGTTACTGTACCTACCGCTAAGGTGCCTGAAGGGCCCTGTGGGCCTGGATTAGCGGCAATGAATGTCGCAATGTCAGCGCCAAGGTTTCCTAGGTCTCTAGGTACGTCTGGGGTGTCTGTGTAGTCTGGAAATCTCCAGCCATTTACTCCTGTGCTCATTTTTTTATTATACCACCTATCTACTTAATATATACGTGTGCTGGGCTCATGTATCTAGTACCAGACACAATAGGCTTTACTTCGTGTATGTAAGGCTCTTGTGATGGAAACATTATTAGGCTTCCAGCTTTTGGCTTTATAGTCACATTATGGTTTGGGAAATTAATCTCTCCGCCCTCATAATCATCATTAATATATGCTACTAAAGAAAATGCTAAATCTTTATTTCCATCTTGTCCATCAAAATGTGGGCCCATTGATTGTCCTTCATTCCAAGCTTTTATTGTTATGCGATCAAGATTTAGGTTATATTTATTTTTATCTAACTTTCTAGATTCCAAATATCTATCGGTGCACATTTGAAAAGCCATTGAAAAACTATTAGCAATATAAAGAGTTTTTTTATCTACCATGTCAGATCCAGTAGTTTTTTTTAAGGCAGACGCATTTATTGTTTTTGTTTTACCGTATACTAGACTAGAATCATTGCTAGCAGTCCAATTTTCCCATTTAGATATTCTGGAATATGATTCTGGCTCTTGGTCTATTTTGTCTATAAAATCTTTTAAATGTTCTGGAAAGCTTAAGGCATTTTCCCAATACCATATGTCGTTTGAAAGCATTTTAAGATCAAACATTATAAACTGCTTAAACTCTACATTATTTTGCATGTTAGCTCTCTACTTCTGATGCTGGATATACTTCTCCACGGGGAGTTATTCTTAATCCTTTATTTCTGTAGTCTTCCCACTCAATAGCCTCATCTGCTTGCATTGCTCTAACCTCAGCAAGTTCTGCCGCCCAAGCATCTCTAACTTCCTGTGGATAATCACTTTCTTCTCTATCATCCCAGAATGATCCAAGAGTGTATCTTATAGATTTTTTAACTGTTGTAACTTCGTGCATGTTATGGAATCCTCCAGCAAATGTTACTAGGGTTCCAGTTTTTGGAACAATTGTTAATCCATGCTTAAAGTTTAAAATACCATCTTCAAAATCATCGTTTAAATAAAGAAAAGTTGCATATCTACTTCTAGTAAATGCTCCTGAAACTCCATCATTAGAGGTATTGTCCGAATGCATATTTGCAAAAGCTCCTGGAGCCCATCTTTGAGAGTGCCAGCTTATTTGCGACAATTGTGCTGGATCTTTTTCAGCCATATCTGCAGTAGCATCTATAACTCTTTGTCTAAGATCTACAAAAAAATCTCCTGGTAAGCCACAGGCAATTGTGTCTGGGTCATTTAGTTCTGGAGTGCCTGATGAGTATGACTCATAAAATGAAATTGGCATCCACTTCAATTGTTCTTTTTCCATCTTAATAGCTAGAACATCAATAATTGATTTACATTCATCTGGGGTTAAAAAATTGTCATATTGCACAATATCTGGCTTGTGTCTAGTTATAACCATATCTCTTTCCATAATTACATTATCCCCTTTTCTTTTTCAGCATCAAATGGGACGCCAAATTGCTTTTCAACATGCTCTTCATATGTAACTGGAACTCCGTCATTAAAATAAACCATGTTTCTTTTATCGTCGTAATCAATTCTTTCTTGCTCCATTTTTGCCCATTTGTAAGCACCAAATTTTCTTTGGTTGGCAAGCCATTCTTCTGTGCCATTGTGAGGGGTCATTATAAAATTTCTAACAAAAAATTTCTCATTGCTATTAATTGTTTTTACCCCATGATAATATGGCTCTGTTGAGGGAAATACTAAAATGTCACCAGCTTTTGGCTTATGATTAATGAATTGCCCATTAATATAAAACTCTATATCTCCGCCATCGTAATCATCATTAATATACATTGTGCAGGTAATTGAAAATTTATCCCCAGGCATATCTTTTTGTGATGTTATATGGTCTGTATGATACTGCATGGTAAGTTTACTCTTAAGGTTGTCAACTCCTGCATGATATTTAGAATAAGAGGATCCGCTGAAGCGCCAGCCTTCTGGCAACTCGATGTTGTGTCTTTCTATGTAGTCAGTGATAACTTTATTATATGCCGCCTCAACTTCTTCAACAAATGCCTTTTCTTTGATAAACATTTCTGTAGATTGAATTTCTGCAGGAACTTGCCTTATATCTTTTTTCTGAGTATACGTTCCAAAATGGGCCCATGGATCCCAAGTTTTTAAAAAATATTTTCCTTCTGAGGTCTTTTCTGAAGCGTTCATTACTTCATAT